GTATGGTATGGCTGGAGCCAATTTGGGGGACTGCTAAAGCCAACACTACTCAACACCTTGGTTATATCTTCGGTGCTGGCCTGCTCTGGGAAGGCATCCAACACACTGCTCGCGTGGGGCCAATCGTCGTAACCTTTATGAAAGGCATCCTGACCGAAAGCGACACTACCTATACTGGTCTTACCTGCTCCCGATGGACCAACTATGACACCTATATTCCAATCGAAATCTTCAACTGGCATATCCACCTGCCACTCCTTACACAACACAGACTCCGGTTTAAGGTCAAACTGGCCTTCTACCTTCGTGCTTCTAAAACTTTTATTATATGGGGTTTTTACTATATGGTTAAAACTCGGCATTCTTTACCTATCTCCTCCGTAGCAAACTTATGCAATTCTTTCTGCTGATCCTCACTCTCACACGTGACAATCAATTCGAAAGTGGTTGGTTCTATCTTTCTATCATCGGTTGCCGCTAAATCATTCAATATATTTTCTATCTCTCCCTGGCTCCAACCGGTTGGATAACCGTCTAAATCTTTCAATTCAACTTTCAACAAATCCGAATCCCACTTACTGTCTTCTTGACTCCGATTATCTAAAATCCTATACTCCTTGGCTTCTTTTTCGTTGCCCTTGAACCTGACAACTGGCACCTGGTCCAATTTCAACATCTTCGCGGCCTTCCATCTTGCGTGGCCTGCCACAATCACATTATCTTGATCTATCACTATGGGTTGTTGAAATCCATATGCCGTTATACTATCGGCCACTACCGCAACCGTATCGTCATTTCTTCGACTATTCATCACGTAAGGCCTGACCTGGTCGGTATCTAAAAATTCTACCGATAACTCTGTCGACATAACTTATATCCTTTCTCCCTGACTTGCTTTTCTACATCATCTAAATCTTCCCTGTCCTTACACACTATCACAACACTATGCTCTGGCTTATGCTTGGTGTCCTTTCCCATCAATATCAATTCAGGGAACAATATATCGTCCAACTGCTTCAAACTGAAACCTGTGGCCTCTACATCAGGCAGGTCTTCTATTTCTTTCTTTAGGTCTATGACATCCCATCTGGTATAATCGTGGGCCTTGTTATCCATTATCCTATATGCCCTGCTCTGCTTCTCATCGAGGTCAGCGATCACAACCGGCACCTCAAACAAACCCAAACCCTTGGCCGCGGCATATCTGGTATGACCTACAACTATGAACATATCTTTATCTACAACTATGGGTTGATTGAATCCGTATCTTCGGATACTGGTCTTGACCTTCTCTATCGTATCCATATTTCTTCTTGGATTATGGGGATAAGGTTTTATATCGTCTATGGGCCTCTGCTCTATCTTCATACTATCTCCTACCAATATTTATTGTCCTTTAATATATGCCATACAATATGCTTCTCTAACCATCTGGGACATCTTGGATCGCTTATCAGGTGCCTTAAGAAATGTTTACCTTCAACCCATTCATCGGCATCTATATAATCTTCGTCTTCGATGATCAATATCTTTCTACCACTATATTCTGCCACGGCATTTATATGACGTCTCCTCAACTCGGCCACACACCAATCTTTTATTTCATCTAAATTATCAAACAAATCTATATTGCTAAAAACGTGATCGAACAAAGTCTTCATAATTTTTTTTTTTGGAGTCGTATAAGGGGGATATGCCAAGCCTATGTCAGATATAACTTGCCACCGAAACACGACTCCAGTGATGCTAGTGGTATGGCTCATAGACTCCAGGATGAAGTCAATTTAGATCATTATTGCTTTGCAAGGAATATTGATCAACACTAGCATCTATTGTATTTACTCTATCAATTTATTTTCTGCTACTATTAAGGGTCTTGGTAAGACCCAGAAACTTCGCTACACTCGTTTCTACTTCTCTTTATGTAGATTGACTTCATAATTCGGCTGTTGCCAGCCGAATCGAAACTTTATGTGAGTCTCCTTCATTTGTAAGTCGCTATCGTAACCAGGTGGTAAGGCTATACCTGTTCGCTCATTCTATCCTACGCGATCTAACTTAATCCTCTTACAATAATCTTAAGTTAAACTGGTGTTGTTTCTTTTTCACAGAGCACCTTCATTTCTTTTTTCTTAATCTCTTAACGGGATTCACCTGTCGCTTTATCAGCCGCATTTCCCTGGACTTTAAAATTGCCTATAATTGAATTTTTTTGAGCCTTATTCCTTGCCTATACATTTATTTATCACTCCTCGCAAATTACCATATGAAATTAAATATCGTGGTGGGTTTCTTTTCCATAGACTTACTCTATATCTCCAAGAAATCCACCCTTTAAACCTAAATATCCGTATGCTAGTCTGGTTTAATTCACCAATCGTATCAGAACACTTACATATACCTAAACAACCCGTAGAAATCGGTTGTAATCATCTTTATCAAAAAAGAAACTTAACATACTGTTGTGCCTACGATCCAAGAACAAGAGATCAAATAACAAAAGACCTAAACACCAAAAACACCGAAATCACCAAAAACACCAAACCTATTTTTTATACTCGTAACGGTGCTAAATCTGAATTATTCAACGAGGTGAATACTCCTAATCGATTACAACCTGAAGATTCTGGCACTCTTGCTATCGCCCTTGCTATCTTTTATCTTAAAGCAAAAACTATAAACATAATTGGATGTGGTTGGCATCTTGACGAAACAGACAGCCTATTCGATAATCAATACACACATAAAAAAATTTACAATAAAGGATCTAATCGCAAACTACAATTATTAAGAACATATCAAAAAGAATTTAACGTGGCTATCAACTTTATATCTAATAAACCTGTTGATACATATTTAGGATGGTCTTCCTTCGAAGAGTTTTTACATAATAATCATTAACAGTGCCTTTTTTAAACACAAACTTACACGTATGGTGACCGTGGCATTTAAATCTATCGCTCTGGTTTTCTTGACATTTATAATAACCGAACAACAAAATCTTCTTATCGAAGACCTCGGCTTTCATTACGATACCGTATGTCTTGTGGCACTCGCGTAATTACTTCTCTTATTCAATTCGTTTCTACTCGCGACTCTTACATCGTATTGCTCACCGCTGGTTACCGGAGCAATAAAAAACTGGATGTCGTTCGTAATACCTGCCGTGATATATGTTGAATCAGCGGCTAACTTATATTGAACAATATACTCTTTAAAGAAAGGATCTGCCGTAGCGGTCCAGGTTACATTTAACCTTGATTCTGCTACATATCCCGATGATGCCTGGTTGGTTGATCCTGATGATACCGTTACCCCGGTCGGTGCTGGCACCGTCAAAGGGTTGGGTAAATTCAGACTTGGTCTTGTTATATCTGCTGACTTGGCATTAATCGTGTAAATCGTTGGCTGGTGTTCGAATCCTGTTATTTGGATATCTCCTTCAGCATTTAATCTTATATCTGTGATTCTAAACTGACCATCCAATCCTATCGTCGGACTCGTCACTCTACATAAATCACCTACCGCAACATTACTACCTGCTATATTCGTAGCAAATTGTATCTGTTTCGCATTCCTTGATCTCTTTACAAATACTTCAGCATATTGTAATGCCTGTTCTCTATTCGCCACCGTCGGCAAACTCAATGTCGCTTCTAATCTCTGGTTGTTATCTTCGGATAAAAATGCGGTATCATCTGCCGAACCATCGTCCGGATATATCACTTCATTCGGTTGATAATCAGCACCTGGATCAACATACGTGACTCTGGCTCTGTTAACTTTCGTTTCTTTATTATCACCTATCAACTGAAGACCACCAATAATATTATCTTGGTTGGCCGTAAAACTAACCGGTGGATCTGATGGTATGGATTCTATATTATCATCATCACCAGCATTTTCTATTTTTAATCTAAACTGACCTTGGGTATATGGCATAATACCTCTAAACCCAACTAACAATATTTTACAATTATTCATAATACTGGTCGATGTTTCTACAACAGCATCACAGGTAAAAGCCTTACCGGTCGTTGAACTTGTATAACTTACAACTTGGTCACATAACTTGGCCATCTTTCTCCAACTGTTCCAATGAAACGCACTGTTCGGTAAGCCTTTGCCGTATCTTGAATTTCTCATATAATCCAATAAAATATTTACTGGGTTATTACTATGGGTCACAGTCTCATCAGCATAAAGCGTGGTATGATTTTCTTGGACTGGAGCATCTTCTATCTGGACACTCAAATAATATTGCGTGTTTCTACTAGTAGAGGCACCTCTATGGGTCACCGTATTCACATCACTAAATCTGTAATTACCCGCAGGTAATACTTCTGTCTTGTCTATGGATAAATCTGCTTTATAATTCTGTGAGCCGTGTAGCACAACGTTGCTGAACTTACCTAACGCCTTACTATCATTGGCCGAGAACACAGTGGCACCTGTGCCGGTATTCTCAATCGTAAAATTGATACTGTTGTCAATTATACCTGCTGGACTGCCAGATATCTGGGTGCTCATCTGTTGGATGATTCTAACCTGTGCTTGTTGATTTAACGTAAAAGTGACACCAGCATCTTGTATCGTATTACTACTTGTCTGGCTACTAACACTATGAACTCTGGTCGCTGTCTCTGATCTTCTATTCAATAATCCTGATGACGTGCCTGTCTGTCCTGTAAATGAACCAACCGTTTGTGGTGAATACGCACCAGTCAAATCAAATATCTTTTTACCTTTTACAGTAACTTTAACATTTGGTATACCACCACCATATGGATTATTATCAGCATCTGCTTGGTCTTCGACCTTCTTCCATCTATACTTCGCGGCCAAATAACATAAACCACTTAACTTATGGTTATCGGTCCAACCCGGTGCTTCTTTCAATAAAGATGAAGCAACCTGATTATCTCTACCATCAAAAAATTGCAATTCTAATCTACTTTCATCCGAATAAGGACTTGTCGACGAAGTCGTCTTGACTCCGTGAGCAAAACTATTCGGTGTCACAACAATATCATCAATCAACAACTGCGTGTAACTATCAACTTGACCTTCTCCCAACACATACGCAACATAAAGGTATTCGTTACCTGAACCATTCGTAGATACAAACACTCTTGCTCCACCAACCATTCTTGTTCCATATATCACCGGCACATTCGTTATACCCGAATCTTTATTCAACAACACACCTTGGATCTGTTCTGTCTGTGATGCTGATACTTCAGGCACCGTTAAATCTAAACCAAATGGTGATGTAAATATTTTAACAACACCTTCTACAATATCACCTATAAAGCCGAACACCTTACTAATGATACCGCCACCTCCTCCGCCACCTTTGTTATGGACAAGGTAATTGTCAGCATAATACGTGTTATCATTATCTAATTCTAAATTATAAACTTTTTCAAACCAATTTAATGGATTCCAATTGGCTTTTATTTTTTGGACTTCTATCTGTCCTAATTCTGTGATAATCTTATCTCCAACTTTTAACTGGGTGATATTTTCTAAATCTTTATGGTTATGAAACCAATTGGACCAAGTCTCTGGATCCCACCATCGCTTAAATGGTTTTATAGCCTTCCAACCTGATGTGGTCTGAAACGGGTGTTCTGCCGTCGTAAAATACTCACCATCATTGATACTATATTTTTTTCTAAAATGAAGGTATGGGGTATAAATCTTCTTAACGTGATTTAATTTCTTGGCACCTCGGATCTGATCACCTACTCTTATATCCTTGATGGCTTTCTTTTCACCATTCGCTAATTTGATCTCTGTATCACCAGCAAAACAACACATCTATTTGTTCTCCATTTCAAAATAATAAAAAGGTTTTTTATAAGGACCAAACTCTTGATAAAGATCCTTAACCGTAAAACCTAACCATTCTAACCATTTTATATGATCTGTATGATCTCTATAAACAAAATTAAATAATTTTTTATACTTAGGTTTAAAATTCAAAATAACTCTTCTACATTCAACTAAAAATTCTCTTTTAAGGTGCGGGAATTCTGACATCCAATCACTCATCAACAACCACGGCTGACCAATATCTTTCTTACCGGCTACACCGAACATACCTACAGCACGTCCATCAACAACAATCGTATAACTTTCTAAACTTGCTCCACAAGTCATTTTCAATGCGTCTTTGTTTGGTAGATCGACCATCCACTTTATCGTGTTACAATCTTCTTCACGCAACTTATCCGCAACAATTTCTATATCGGTCGAAGTGGCTTCTCTAAAATATCCTTCTATGGCCGCGTGTATTCCTTGTTTTTTTCTTATCATAATACTTTCTCAAAACTGACTGCTGTTTTCTTCAATTCAAAATTATCTATCATATGGTTACTAAAAAATGGCAGTGATGTATCAAAACCTACACTTTCACTACCATTACATACAGCAAAATTGGCCACATATTCATAAACTTGATTCATAGCATCTTCTGTTCTATACTCTGGTAACATATAAAAAAAATTAACATTCATTTTTTTCTTGTCGTTATGAATAAATCTTTCTTCAGTCATTACAAAAATACCAACAATCATTTTATCCTTCATCACTATCTTGGCTACATTACCTGGGGTAACAAATATATTCTTGATCTTAAAATTAAAATCCATCGTCGGTTCTACATTATACAATTCTTTCATTGCTAAATTTGATATTTCTATCGCACCAGCATAATCGCTTTCTCTTATCTCTCTTATTTCCATTATGGTCTCCCCCACTTTATATCTTTTACTATTTGCGGACTAAAGTCCATTCCCTTATCACTACTGAAATGTAAATTCTGTGACGCCGGATTGGTTCTTCTACCGTTTGTCCTATTGAAGTCTGCGAAGAAACTTGCTACTGATAAAACAACATTAGCACTATTCGTGCCTTCTGTTAATTTCCATCCTGATACCCTACCATCAAAAATTGTAAAAACATCATTACTCGTAAAACTATAATCATCATTAAGGACCGCTCTATACAACACAACCCTTTTATCAATAAAATCATTATTAATCAACACAGCAACCATCGTTGGATCTACTGCCGTAAAACTGAGATCTAAAGTTCCTACTCTTAAATCACTATTCTCTACAATATCTTTATAATTTAAAAAAAGTCCTTGAGCGATATATGAATTCGCACCGCTGTCTGGTGCCGTGGCACTATCATACGAAAGGTCAATATTGGCTGTTGTAAAATATAATGTGGTGCCAAAATGAAATTCTAAAAGGTCAGCAACAAAGACTTTCTTTGCGGCTAATTTGTCTTGGAGTGCCTTTGGTATATCTCTTGGCATTACAACTCCTCACGCACACTGATTTCATATCTATAAAAGCCATCGTTCTGGACTTCATAACTTAATTCGTCAGTCATAAAAAATACTTTGAATGGCACATCATTATACTGAACCGTTGTCGATCCACCGGCTATTGATTCAACCAATGGTGGATAAAATTGCATTTGTTTTACTGCTGAATCATTTGCTAAAGTAAGATCGGCCACAAGCATATAAACTTTATCGTGATTACTAAACTTGATTAAATCTCCCTTCTTCAATGTCCCTGACGGGGTTCCATCATCTGTTATACCAACTGCCGTCGATCCCGCTGATTGAATCATCGCTGGGTCGGCCGATGTTACATTAGCACTTGTTACTGTGCCTGTCATCGTGCCTGTCGTCGAACTCATCTCTGGTGGTATTATCGTAAAAGATTCAACCTGACCATCTTGTTGTATAATAAATGAATAAATGCTGTTGAATTCTGTTCTATTCAAAGGTGGTGATTTCATTTTTAAACTGAAATATTGAGCACCTGACTTAACTCTTTGTGTCTGACCCGATATAGATTCTGTCAATCTACTCTTCGTATTACTTTTTAATTCTGTTGCAGTAAAACCTGCCGTTGGGAATGATCCTGCCATTATACTAACCTCGCTCTACCTCTCTCTGTTAATCCTCTATTGACTAAACTAATTATTAATTCTTGTCTTGTCGCTAATAATTCATCGAAGTCTCTCGCATCAACCGTTGATATGTTAAAATTAATTGTTGCTCCTTGACCGCCACCGAATCCAACATCCGGATCAATAAATCCTGATGTAGCCGGACGAAACAATTCTGGACCAGATTCTCCAACCAAGAAAGTTTCACCTGGATTAACCGGGCCACCTCTTTCTCTTCCTTGAAATTGCTGACCCCTAATAGCATTTACTTGGGCCATACCTGCCGCTAACTGTGTCGCCGCAAATATAAAACTGAATGGTGGTGGATATGTCGATAACGCATTTGTTACACCTTTGTAGGTATTGATTAATGCTTCAGCAATCCTAACTTTCTTAAATGCTTCAAATGAATTTTTATTAAATGACGCAGTCTCTCTTAAGATAGACATAAAACCTTCTTTAGCAATTTCGGTCTTCTGCTCCGTTGACATCTTATCGAAATCTATTTCTTGTAACTTACCATCCCTAATACCTTGAAGCACCTTCTGATATCTGTCCTGATCTGCTTTTGCCGCTCTTTCTTCTAAAGCAGTTCTTTGTCTAATCGCATCTGCAGTAATTTGAGTCTTTAATTCTTCTAATTCTTTTTTACTAATTTCTTCTGTTTTATATAACTCTGCTAATCTTTCTAATCTTTCTGCTTCTATTCTATTGATACCTTCTGCTTCTGTTTCTCCCAATTGTAACAATGTATTAACAAAACTTTTATTAGCACCTTTTAGATTGTCGTAATTTACAATATTGGCTTCTATAGCCTTCGCAATACCTCTTTCTCTGTTCGTTATATCAGGTAAAACCGTTCTATAATTTTTATATTCGGCATTTATATTTTGTAACGTTCTGAATTGTTCTTGTTTGACACGATTTAATTCTTCTACTGCCGCTTTCTCTTCATCGGTCATTTCGACTACTTCTTCAGCAACATCCATATAATCTTCTAAACCGTCTGTGGCTCTATCTGTTTCGTCTTTCAACATCGTGAAGACCGTAACCACACCAGCAACTGCCGCCGCTAATAATACCAATGGATTAGCCAACGCAACCAAGTTAAAGGTTCCCATAGCGATCGTAGCCGTTCTTATACTTGCCGCAATACTCAAGAACAAAGAACCTATTTTTAGACCTACGATGGCACCTAAAGCCATAAACACAAGATCACTATTATCCTTTAAGAACTTTAATGCTTCACCTGTGCCTATAATTGCTTTTGATAAACCAGAACCTACTGCTCGAGCAAACTCATCTATCGTTTCAGCATTCTCATCGAAGAATTCATTAAGGTCACCTAACTCACTATTCAACACATCGAAGAATTCACGTGATGCTACATCTTGAAACTTGAATAATTTATCCTGTAACATCGAAACCGTTCCTTCCAATGTTTCAGCAAATTCATCAGTAGCACTACCGAACTCACCACCCTTACCAAACACTCTCTGAAATGCTTCCCGGGTCTCCTCTATGGATACCGTTGCTCCTTCCTTAAAGCCTAATAAGGCCCTAACACCTCGTTCTCTAAAGATATCAGCAGAAGCAATACCGCCGGATAAGGCTCTTTGTATCTGCTCACCTGTCGTTCTAAAATCAAGACCTGTTACTGCCGCAACATTACCAGTGATCTCTAAAATATTTTTTAATTCATCAGCATCTTTAGCCACAACAGCCAAATTACCCGAAGCCGCAGATATCTGTTCCAGACTAAAGGGAACTTTACCCGCAAATTCAGTTAAGGTATCGAATGCTCTCGCACCTTCTTCTGCTGATCCAAATAAGAATTTAAATCTTAAACCTAATGACTCTACCTGTTGACCAACTTGAACAAGACTTCTTATCGCTCTACCTACTCCAATCGCCGCAATGGCTCCCGCCGCGACTTTAGCCGCTTGACCTAAACTTAACGCACCCTTCTGTGTTCTACCTAACGCTCTCTCGAGTTTATCGATCCGTTGGGTGTTCTGAACTACTACATCAAGGTCTATTTTTTGTTTTATAGCCACCTGCTCTTTGTCTCCTCATTTGTTGCTTTGCAACATCTTGTTCTTTTCTGATCCACGCTGACCATAGATCTATTTCCAACACCGAAAGTTCCATAATGTCTTTGAGAGGTCTTTTCAACCTATCAGCCAACAACATTAAGAACCCTAATTCCGGGTTGGCCTCTATTCCTTTACGAGATCACCAATTGGTTTTCTTAATCCAATGTTATTGATTAAACCAGCAACTTTAATAATAACTGCCGGATCTGCTTCATTCATTAAATTAACTCTATCAGCATCAACAAAGATTTTTTGACCATCTTTATCTAATGCTTTTACAATCAATGATTCTACCAGAGCCTCAACAGTTTTACCTTGTTGTTGAAGTTCAATAACTTTAGATTCATCTCTAAAGGCATATGTTCTTTTACAATAGATTTCCATATCCCATTCCTTAACCGTGATCTTCTCTAAATCGCCGGCTATCGCTTTCTGATAGTGACTTGCTATCTTCTGTAACGTCTTACTCATCTTACTCTCCTTCTATTACTTTTTGTTCTTGTTACTGCAGGTTTAATAATACCT